TTAACAGCAGTCTTGCAAGAATTGATATACAATTGGGATTTTTAAATCCTTACAAAAAGAACATTAAGTTCTTTGTAACACAGACTGGTAGTTTAACCAAAGACGGACAAGTTGGCACATTCGACATTGAACGCAATAAACAAATTGGCGAGCAAATTCGTGCAGAAGGCTTTTTGTTTAAAGAACATAATGCAGATTATTTTACAGAAGAAGATATTAAAAAGAGGATCGATGCAGGAATTGATAGTTTAAACATTGCTCCACAATTAGGTAAGATACAAACAGACTTGTTAAAAGAATTTGCTCCTGCAGACTTGTGGGCTACATTTGCTGACTTGGTGTACAGTCAAAATTATTGGCAACGTTGGGTTCCAGAAGGTGTCACTGATAAAGATATTGCTGTCAGCGTTAGCGGGCATTATTTGTTTAGTAGTCAAACATACAAAGACATTATTACCGCTATAGACTATGATAAGTTTAAATTATCTTTAAAGAAAAAAATAGTAGAGTTACTTGAACATTACAAAACATTTGATCACGAAAACCCAGAAGTTAAATTTCAAATACAATTGAAAAAGAAACTAGCAGAACTGCGCCAACGAGATCCATTTATATACCGATGAACATTTGGGGAATTAGTGCCAACAGTCACGATGCAGCCGTATCAGTTTGGCACGATAAACAATTACAATTTGCGGCACACAGCGAACGATACTCTGGCATTAAAAACGACGGAGACTTATGTGCTGGCATCATCGAAGATGCTGAACAATATGGTAAGCCTGACTTAATTGTTTGGTATGAAAATCCAGACTTAAAAACTGCCCGACAACATACAGCAGGTCAGGGTGATAGAACTAAAGAGAATGATGTAAAAGCCTACTTGGCCAAATACAATCTAACACAACCTTTAGTTATAGGTGAACATCATAAAAGTCATGCTGCCGCAGGTTATTATACTAGTGGACTAAGTGACGCTACAGTTGTTGTCATTGACAGCATTGGCGAGTTTGAAACACTAACAGTATGGCAAGGTCAAGGCAACGACTTAAAGAAAGTTTATACACAAGGATATCCTGACAGCGTAGGACTTTGGTTTAGTTCAATGACACAGCGTATCGGATTAAAACCCAATGAAGAAGAATACATTCTTATGGGCATGGCTGCTTACGGTGATCCCAACAAATATAAAGCCGCAATATACGAAGACTTCTTTAGTGTAATTAATGGACCAGAAGTTAAGTTTAAACGTAACTTACATCGCGGCTGCCCTGATTGGCGTTTGGACTTGTTAAAAGAACAAGACACATTTGATATTGCTGCCGCTACTCAACAAGTGTATACTGAATTATTACAAGGTATCAGTCGTTGGGCTAGAGCAAATCTTCCCAGCAAGAACATTGTCTTAATGGGCGGTTGCGCTCTTAACTGCGTTGCTAATAGTGAGATCACAGGAGACTGGGATAAGGTTTGGATCATGCCAAACCCAGGAGATGCTGGATCGAGTGTTGGTGCAGTTGCCGCTTTCTTTGGCGAGCAAGTTACATGGCCAGGAGCATATCTTGGCACAAATATGGGAAAGGAATATCCAGTTGATGAAACTATTAGCATACTTAGAAAAGATAAAATTGTGGGTGTTGCCACTGGAAGAGCGGAGTTTGGTCCTAGAGCACTTGGCCACCGCAGTTTATTGGCAGATCCTAGAGGACCAGAAATCAAAGACACAGTCAACGCAATCAAACGCAGACAACAGTTCAGACCATTTGCACCAGCAATCTTAGAAGAATATGTACACGAGTATTTTGATATGCCCAGGGGCATAACTGCCAGTCCATTTATGCAGTTTGTTGCGAAATGTACCAAGCCCAACGAGTTCCCTGCTATTATACACCGAGATGGAACTAGTCGAGTACAAACTGTTGGCAAAGATGACAGTCCTGGATTTAGAAAACTTTTAGAAGATTGGCACAGTGAAACTGGTTGCCCAATGTTACTAAACACTAGTTTGAATATCAAAGGCCAGCCAATGGTTAACAATATTCAAGATGCTCAAGACTTTTATTTAAAATACAATGTTCCTGTAGTAACGTGAATAAAAACATTAAATACTAGTATAATGCTAGATGTTTTTTTCCTAAGTTATAACGAACCATACGCCGATGAAAATTATCGTCGTCTCAAAGAGTTAGTGCCTAATGCTAGACGAGTAAATGGTGTAAAAGGTTTTGCGGCAGCACACCAAGAATGTGCTCGGAGAAGTTTTACCAATAACTTTTATGTAGTAGACAGTGATGCTATTATTGCAGAAGGTTTTGATTTTAGTTTCACTCCCAGCAAATACAATACTTGGTGGTATACTCCTGAAAGCGAATTTATCTGTGTTTGGTCAAGCATAAATCCAATAAATGACTTGATTTATGGACACGGAGGTGTTAAAATATTACCTAAGCAGCCATTATTAGGCCCTGATAAAGATGTCATTGACTTTACCACAGGCTTTGGTTTAAAAACAAAAGTCTTTGAAGAAGTCAGTAATATTACAGCATTTAACTATGATGAATTTAATACATTTAGAAGTGCCTTTAGAGAATGTGCCAAGTTAGCATCAAACATAACTAACAAAGAAATTATGAGTAGTTTAGATCCTGTGATTGCCGCAGGGATAAAAAAAGAAGCAGAATATAGATTACATGTATGGACTACTGTGGGTTCTAAGAATAAATTTGGCGAGCATTGTATTGCAGGCGCAAAACAAGGTAAAAAATACGGAACAAAGTTTTTCGACAACCTAGAAAAACTAAAATTAATCAACGATTACGAATGGATGAGAAATGAGTTTAATAGATTCTTTGGACAATAAAGGTATTGAAAAATTGGGAATGGTTCAACTAAGAACTTTTCCTGTTGCGTTTTTAAGTTACGACGAACCTAACGCTGATGAAAATTTTGAATATTTAAAAGAACATCATCCTGATCCTAGATTAGTTTTTCGTGTACACGGAGTCAAAGGTTTTGATGCCGCACACAAAGCCGCTGCCATTAAAGCAAAAACTCCTAGATTCTTTACAATAGATGCAGACTGTCGAGTAGACAAAGAGATATGGAAAAAAAGTGTAGAGATTACATCAGAAATTCAAGATGCAACTCTAAGTTGGAGTAGCCGTAACATTGTCAATGGCCTAGTCTATGGCAATGGTGGTGTTAAGTTATGGTATGCAAAACATATCATGAATATGCGTAGCCATGAAGCCGCAGAAGCAGGTGACGATACTCATAATGTAGACTTTTGTTGGGATCCTGAACAATACAAGCAAATGAATAATACATATGGTGTTGTTCATAATAATGCCAGTACTAAACAAGCATTTAGAGCAGGCTTCCGTGAAGGTATTAAAATGGGTCTGGATCAAGGCAAGAAAGTACCTATTAAAGATTTTAAACATAAAATGTATCCTGCTAACTTTGCTCGTTGGCTAATATGGATGACCATAGGTCGTGATGTTGAAAATGGTGCTTGGGTCATTTATGGTGCTAGACTAGCGGCTTATTTGTTATACATTAAAAACTTTGATCATACTGTTATTTCTGACTATGATTGGTTTGATAAATTCTGGCAAGAACAGTTAATGACAACCAATCAGGGAGAATATCTAAATGATCATAGTCATAACTTAATGACTGAACTTATTGCCAAATTAGGCTTACCATTAGTTGAATTAGATGAACACCAAAGTGTTTGGTTTAAACATGTACACTTTAGCCCAAGCAAAGGAACAAGTTGGCCATCATTGTTAAACTTAGGCGCATTACCATTATACGGATTTACATTACCTAAGTATTAAAATGATACCTGTTTACTTTTTATACACAGATGAAGCCAATTTAAATGAGAATTGGGAAAGATTGCAAACAAAAACCGACGATGCAACAGCAGTGGCCGCTGTGGGTAATATATTTGAAAGTCATAAGCATATAGCAAGTTTATGCCCAGGCGATAGATTCTATGTAGTAGATGCTGATTCCTGGGTTGTAGATAGTTTTAACTTTGACAAGAAGATAGAACTAACTCCAAAGAGTGTAGCAGTATTTCGCAGTAAGAATCCCATTAATGGATTGATCTACGGACATGGTGGAATTAAACTATTCAGTAAAGATTGTTTTAGTGCTGAACGTTTAGATCGTCCTGATATGACTACTACACTTGCAGATAGTTATATTAAATTAAACATACTAGCCACAGAACATAGATTCAATTATACAGCATTTGCTACATGGAGAACAGCATACAGAGAAGCAGTTAAACTCAGTGCAGGTATTAATAAAA